ATTTCCGGTATTAGTCCCTATACCGGCGCTCGTATCTGCACCACTCCAACCACCGATAACATAGCCATCATTAGCTTGTGCGTCAACGCTTGCCTGGCCTCCCTCGGCAACATCCTGAACGGCCGGTGTCACAGTACCGTATGCAGTGTTATTCGCCTTTCCCGTTACTGTATAAGATACGGCCGGACGTTCCGAATACAAAATAGATGATGATTTAACTTCCGACTCACCAAAACTGTTTTTAACCTGCACGTATACAGTCTTGGATGCATAACCAGATGAAAGTTGATAAGAAAAAGTTTTCGATGTGCCGACAATCCAGTTTGCACCGGATAAGTTGGCAGTCTCACCAACTTTATAATGAGTAAGTCCGCCAGTCATATTGAGAGTTATAGAAACCAATTGGTTGTAAGTCACCGTTACGCCATCATTGATTGATATCGAATTTAAAACCGGAGCGGTCTCATTCGCGGATAACCGTGCGACAAACGGAGCTTTTAAAGTGTCTTTTAATTGATTTACAAAATAGTAAGCATCCGTCTTATCTTCATCTGACAGACTGCTTTCAAAGTTAGACGTATATTTTTCAGCTGCCTCCAACAGATAATTATTGAAATTGATATTCAATAGAACGCCATCCCCATGACCAGCATAACTGTAACCTAATATATTATCAGAAACAGCCAACATGTCTATAGAAGTAGTACTGGATAACAATAAAGATAAATCTTTAAAATAATAGTTATGACCAAAAGGAATCATTATCTTAAAAGTAACTGTACTTCCGTTAGTACTTTTTCTAACAATAGAAGATAAGCGCATTTGCATGTACTCGTATATCTCATCCCAGGAAGCAACCCAAAGACTATCGTCACCACCTTTCCCGTATAGTGAATAGATAGTTTCCAATAACTCTATTCGGGACAGGTCCACACGGTGCGTCGTTATACCTACCCAGTAGGGGGTATCGCTTGTATGTTGTTCAGCCAGTTCTTCCAGCTTTACATCATTAACGGAAGAATTGGTTCCGCCGTAAGTCCTTTTTTTGTATAATGAACCCGCTGGTTTCAGATATATCTTTTCCAGATGATGTAACGAACTACGGTAGAAGTCAACCAATGGAGACTCATCTGCCGCAGTAACATAAGCGGTATTACCGTCAGGGAGGCCCATTACTTTCATTCGACGATTCAATTTATCCAGAACCTTATCATAATCGGCTTTAAACCCTTTTACAATATCTGCCGGATTAGTCTTGTCATATATACGCTCATCAACATTATGATATAAGAAGGATACGCCCCAGTCTTTCATTAAGTCAAGTTCAGGCCAAGTTATATATATACTATTTTTGTTTGTTCCGTCTCCTATAAGACCGTTAGGATTATACTCGTTACCCCAAGTAGGCCATAACGCAACGCTAAAACCAAAACGGCGATCATTACCGCAGCCGTCAGTATATACGAGTGGATATTCAGGTATATAGCCGGTCGTCGGTGTGTTGCCAAGATGGAAAAACTCAGTATCATCAATCCATTTTTGATTGATACGCCGCCAAATTCGTGCATAAGCTCCCTCTACTGAATCATCCGCTGTATATGTAAATGCGAAATGCTTGTCATATTTCAAAGGCGCAATAGTCAGGTTCACATCATCCGCACTAACACCGGAAGGTAATGCAACACTAAATTCAATTATTTCCCCTTCTAGCTTGACATACTCCAATGTCAGCATTAAAATTGAACCGGCGGGTATTGCAGACTTACACAATACTGATAATTTCGTCTCAAAACCTTCAGACACATATATTTGCTTGATCTCAATCGAGCCGGGATAGAACTTACCGTCAGTATCCTTCACTATAATGTTTTTCACAGTCAAATACATATTATTGCCCAGCGGTGAATCGCTAGCCATGTATTCCTTCTCTGTGTTAACCACCGTAGGCGGGTCTACCAGTTCAATCGTACAAGCATATATATCATGTTCAGTGATCCCGAATTTGTAAGAGCCTACTTTGCTTTCCACGTCAGAAATAAGGATGCCACCAGTCCCACTTGCGGAGTTTTCAAGCTTGTCAACACGTGTCAATAACCGGGATAAAGACTGCTTATCTGTGTTAGTATAATCATTTGTAGACAATCCTTTACCGTTAACTGAATCAATCTTACCATTTACGGCGGAAACAACCTGATTAAACTCGTCCGCTGATAAAGTATCACCGGTATTTTTGGAAGGTATATTCAAATTTGCCATATTATCTTATTTTTTAGAATTATCTTAATGCAAAAGAGAAGGTATAAGGGAAGCCGGTTGGAGGTGGGGTTACACCTCCCCGGATAGCTGATATGGGAATAAACACCATAGTCTGTGTCCTGCGGTCAAAAACAGGAACCAGCATATTATCCGCATCAACAACTCCAGCATATAATGTAGGTGCGACGTAACTCCATTCATTTTCACCCTTAACCGGAAGAGAACCTACCGGAGCACTATCTACGGAAGAATTCACATTACTAAGACCACCGAATGATAAATCGGAAATTTCTGCTGGAGCGATTTCCATCAAAGCATCCTCGTCCTCTTCAGCAATTGCGTCCTCATTCTCTTCAAGTAAACAAGACATTAAAGCGGCCGGGGTGTCTTGCTTCGGAAGACGGACGATCAGCCCGTTTTCAACCGTCTCGCCTTTTTTAAACTTTATATGTCCGGCAGCTTCATCATTCTCCAATCTGCTTAACGCACGTTGTTTTATTTCCTTCAATGTACGTAAACCGGACAACACCCGATAATCAGTGATATCCCGCCCGTCCCAGCTCTTCAGCACATCCAGTACCGTCTCTTCCTTCTGCCCTATCACATATTTCAACTCTGAAAGACTGTTATCCACCTGCGTCTTCCACCCCTTCCCTACCTGGTTACTGCATTCAATCGTAGCAATACTCAGATTATCCAATTTCCGTACCACCTTCGTCATCCGGCTGTCCCGATATCCAACCTCACCGAAATATTCATCGCTGATCAACCGTACGGATTGCCCTAACTGTAACGGCACATTGTGAGTATCTATATAGATATAGTCCGTATCGCCGCCATACTTCGACACATCTTCACTATACTTCTTCAGATAGTTATCTACAGCCGCTTTATAGTCCTGTTCCGCCTGCGTTTCGTACTCCGCCGGCATACGGAAGTTCCAAGGAATATAAGTATTCCCCACACGAGGGATCAAATTCCCGCCGGGTATCTGAGTCTCTTCATCCGGATAGATGTTGATAATCTCCCACTCCTTAGTAGCCGAGTTATAATTCGCTTCAAAGTCACGCCCGGCAAGGTCACCTGTCTGAAAAGAGACATGCTTCACCAAGCCTGATATCTCATTATCCTTGGAAGACGGATCGAATGTCATCCCGTTATCCTTGAAATAATAGATAGTGAAGGGCTTCTTGTCTTCGCCGGTCTTTTCCTCCGAACGTACGGATGACACCGTGCCTGTATAATGCGGAAATATCTCTGCGAATGCCGCTTCCTCTACATATTCATACAATCCGTATTGAGTGTTGCGGTCCACATAAGTAGACTTATCCGGAAGCTGAAGACGGGAATACCCATAACGGCTACGATCTATATTCTTTGTCGAACCCAGCGGAATCAGCCGGGTAAAAAACTTCACGTCATTGCTGTTCTCCGACTGGGTAAGCGAAGTCAGTCCCTGCATGTAGCCAAGGGAAATACGTTCGCCCCGCTCGCAACGTGAAAGGTTGATTGTAACCCCGTCCGCCCACCACTCTGTTTCGAAGGCTTCGGCTATGGAGGCCAGCGCATCCCAGCAAGAAGAATTGTTATATTCTATGGTCTGATTGGCAGCTACCACCACATCACCCATCGACCAGACTTCACGCCCATAGATGCGGTTCATGTTATCCACCCACTTCTTCAAGTGTTCACGCGGGCTACCGTCAAGGGAGAATTGCACGTCATATTGCCCGTCCGTCAGGTTCAGATACATAACTCGCTGCGCATCATGCTCCGGGCCATAGAATTTAACGGAATAGGTGTATTCCTGGGTGGACTTTTGTTTTGGTTTATACTCTTTATTAATACTGAACTTTACTCCCGACAACAGCACATAGTCATTCACATCCAGCGGCACATAGAAAGGATGAGTGAAAGAAACGGATATCGCATTCTCCGTCATCAGTTCCATATTCCAGGTTGACGATGAAGACGTGCTGACCGTCAGTTTCAGCTCTTCGCTCTGATTATAGATTTTAAGCTCCATTCAAACAGTATTTAATCATCATTTAAAACTCCGTTAAACTCTGTGTCACTCTGTGGTGAGTCCCGGTTTCGGTTCCCTGAATTTCATCTTCCAGCGCCCCACGATCCTGCCGTCCGTGATATCCGCAGATACTTTCGCATCCGTAACCGTCTTGTAATAGAAGCGATATGTTGCAGGTAATTCTTTCACCTTCAGATTCACCCAGCCCGCACGGATCACTTCCATGAGTGCGGCACGGCGGGTGTTATATTCCACCAGTGTCGAAGCATATACGGCAATGTATAGCGTCACGTCACGAGCCTTGTAGCAAGGAGACGGCAGCACATCCGGCAGCTCTTCACCGTCACGTTCCCGAAAGTCTACGGCTGTGTAGTCCTTCATCTCCAACGGTTTCAGCAGCTCTCCGAAATTGAAATTATCATCCTGCTTATCCTCACAGAGAAAAGCGGAATACTCCGTCCAGGTATCCTTACCGTTGATGCTCATATATCCGGTTAAATCTTTCATAGCCTTATCCATTTATTTTAAGCCCGTCACGATCCTGCCGGGTCATGATTTCAAGTATATCCTCCAGCAACTTGCAGTAGGCGGTGTTTTCCGCGATCTGCACGAAAATCTCATGATCCGCGGAACGTCCTTGTTTCAATTCTTCCAATAACTGATGTATTCCGCTGGCATGGTCCTGAAGGGAAGTGAACAACCCTTCCAACTTCGTCCCCTGTTCCTGCGTCATGGTGGTAAACGAACCGCTACGCCCACTCTGTAAAGCCCCGTCTTCATCCGGCTTGAAGATATCGAATCCCTTGTCCTTCGCCATTTGCTGATACGCCTCCAGCAGTGCATTAAAGTCTCCCTGCTTTCCCAGTACTTCATCCGTCATGCCGCCCAGCAGCTTTATATACTCCTTAAATTTTTCATCGGCGGACAGGCCGGCATTCTGCGTCACGTCCAACATCTTTTTCTGTGCTTTTTCAAAGATGTCGCTGAATAATGCGGAGTAAATCATCTGTTTTCCCAGATTTTCCAACATTTCCGACACGCTCTCATAATAGGAGGTGGCCGCATCCGTACCATTAGCCCATGAATCCACCAGCGTGTCGGTAAGAGTGCTGCCGAGATCACCGAAGATATCCGTCAGGTAATCCCTTACCTTTTCTACCGCATCCTGATATGCCTTCCAGTAGTCCGACATCTCTTGCAGGTATTGCTGGTTTTCCTGGCTCAACTTGCCGAAAGTGTCCGAACCGATAAATTTCTCCAGAGCATCCTGGTTGACGGAGCCGTCCGCATTGAACAGTTCAGGAACCGCGGATTGCAGGGATGAATATTTGGCTGACCTGAACCAGGTCTTATGTTGTATTTTTACCTGCATGTTTGCAATGGAGTCTCCCAAAGAATTGAATGTATTCTTCAGTCCCATGGCCTCCGCTGTCGCACCTGCGAAACCGCTGAATATCTTGCGGTTCTTTATCTTCTCCAATGTGCCGTTATACCTGTCCAACGCTTCCCTGGCAAGGTCAACGTTCTTGATGGCATTACCCCACAGATCATCACCGAAAATACTGTTCTTATCAGTGGATATCTCCGCGTTTAACTTGGCAAGCGCCAGTTCGTAGTTCAGTTTTGCCATTTCCTTGCGGAATTCCTCCATATAGTCCGTACGCTTGAAAAGGCTTGCGATGGCGGTCGCCACTTTCAAGGCCGCCGAGATAATGGTAAGGATGACAGAAGCCTTTTCAACGTTCGACATTGATTCCGCCGCGACTTCGGAGGTTCCCTTCATGGCTCCCGCCGAATTCTCGGACAAGGTGGTAATGCCATCAATAATACTCAAGGTGGACGTGGCTATGGTGCCGGCCGTCTTAATGATATCACCCGCCACATCGCCTACGGTGCCGCCTATATCGTTGAAAGAGTCTTCCACATCTCCCAGCACGCGGTTCAGTTCCGACCATTCCTTGATGCTTTTCTTGTTGTCCGTCTTGTCTTTGCCTTCTTCTTGAGCGTTCATCTTGCCGCTGACGGTATTCTTTAGAGTGCTGACTTTTGCACGCTTCGCGGCCAGTCCCTTGTCATCCGGGTGCAGGAACTCTTCACGCTCCAGCTCTCTTTCAGCTTCCACCAGCAGGCGCTGCAATTCTTCAAGGTTGAGGTTTACCACATTTGCCGCCCAGGACTTGAACGCCTCTTCACGTGCGGCGAATTCGTTGTCAATATCCGAAAGGGTCTTTTCTTTCTGATAGTCCAGTTCGTTGAGGGTTTCTTGCGATGCACCGCCTTTTTCCAGTACCGAACGCTTTTCATCAAAGCCTTTCTCCGTCAGTGTACGTTTGGTGATATATCCCTGAAATTGATTTGCATACTCTTCCAGCTTCTTACGCTCCACTTCGGTAGCTTCCTTATTGATCTTATCCAGTTCATTCTCATAGATCATGAGGGCGGCGGAACGTTCGGTACTTCCGTCACTCTGAACTTGTTTATAATCATTCGCACTGACCTTCTTACCACTTTTCTTAGCATTATCCAGTCTTTCAGTCAACTTCTTCTCCTGACGATCAATGCGGGCCAATTCTTCATCGTATTCCAGCTTCGCCTGTTTACGACGCTTTTCATACCCTTCTTGCATCACTTGAACAGTAGCGGCTTCAAACTTCTGCCGGGCACGGATACGTGCTTCGGCAAGTTCAGTCTGGTAATCTTTCTTATCGGCACCGCCTGTTGTTTTTCCGTCCCCGTTATCATAGACTTTCAGATTCTTACGGGCTTCCTTTATTTGACCGGTTGCCTTTTTATAGGTTTCCACTACAGAATTGTCTATACCCAGGGAAAACAGGTCGGTGCCTTCCTTTGCAGCGTCATCCAATGTCTTCTTTACATCGGACTTGATTTCTTTCAATACGCCTTCCGCACGGTCCTGTTGCTGTTTCCAGTAATCGTAGGTACCTTCTTCGGGTTGGGGAAACAGATTAAGAGTATCTACATGATTGGCAATGGTTTTGATATTTCTATCATAGTCCTTTACGTTATTTACAATATCATCATATATCTTTTGCTGTTTTTCCAAATCTTTATTGGCAGAGGATAATTCATCATTGGCTATTGATAACCGGTTACCGGAACCATATAAACCTTTCTGTTGCGCCTGTTGGGCAGCAACCTTCTCAGCTTCGGCTTGTTCTACCCGACGCTGTGCTTTCATTAAGGTCGCTCTCTGATTGAGCCGCTTTATTTCTTCTTTTTCTTTCTTAACAGACAAATCCGCTACCTTGTCTACATAATGCCTTGCCACGGCATTGGCATAAATTTCCTTACTTAAAGCTTTATAAGCAGACTCCAACTTGGAAAGGTTGATATTCTCACCGTCAAGAATATTGGCGTACTCCGGATATCGCTTTATCCATTCGTTGACAGTAGCCGTGCGTTCCTTCGTTGATAAGGACGTATTTTTCAATTTAGCATACAGGATATCCAGTTCCGCACGTTCCTTTTTAATGCTATCTGACGCTTTACTACGTGCTAAAGCCATTTCCTGCTCGGCAGATAATAAATCAAGCGTAGCGTTTTTTGCTTTGAACAATCCTTTCACCCACTCCCCAATCTCCTTACCATAGACCACAGTAAGCGTTATAGCCGTCGCCATCGCCGTCTGCCAGGAAAACAGTGAAGTTAGTAATTGCTTCCAAATCGGAGTAGCCTTCTTGCCTGCGGCCGTCATCAATTCATATTCCTTCCGTGCCGATGCCACCGCATCCGTAAACATCGGTATATTATTGGAAATGGCCAGGAAGAACATCTGCGGTCCCATCGCCAGTGCCGGAAGTTCCCGGGCAATCTGTTGCATGCTCATTTTGACGTTGTTCAATTTAGGTGCCGGATCATACTGCATGATCGGCGTATTGTTACCGTCCGCTTTGGCTACTTCATATTTCACCAACGTTTCGGTCAACGAACGCACCTGTGCCTCCAGCGCCTTTATCTTTGCCGTATCTTCCGGATTGACAATACCCGTCGCCGCCGATTCCAGGGATTTCTGCCGGAGAGTATCTATATCTTTTTGGATATTGATGATGATGGCCTTCACCTGATCTTCGGCACTCTCCATGACCCTGATCTCATCCGTAATGTACCCCGACAGGTCAATATTCGGCTTCACGGGTATTTCCGCCTGTCTTTTCAGGCGTTTCAGTTCTTCCTCCAGCTCCACGATCTTACCCTTCAGAGCTTGTATATCCGCCAGATCGGAAGGCGAAGAAACGCCCGTAGACAACGCATCCTTGAATGCGGACTGCAAGCCGATCAATTCCTTTTTCAGGATATTGATCACCTCCTGCATCTGCGTCTCCAGTCCGGTAATATTCCGTTCCGCCGACTGCATGCCGCTACGGGTCTTGTCATCCAAAAATATTTCAAGTTTTATGGGCTGCATTAGTTTTCCTCTTCGTCAAGCAATTGTTGTAAATAATCTGCCGGAGCTATGTCCGGCTGCCTGTTACGGCTCTTCATTTCCGCAACCATCTCCTGGGTGGTCTTCTTCCTGCCGGGTACATGGCGGGGAAAGTCCTGCCACATCAGCATCAACATAGGATAATTCACTCCGCGCATGATATATTTCACACTCCATCCGGTGTCGCGCACTATTTGTCCTACGAGTCCGAACGGGCTATGGACGGGCTCCACATGCCCCTTTAACTCCCGTTCTATTTTCTTCGGCTCAGACTGGGACTCATCAGGTTCATCACCTCGGCCAATCTGATAATATCCCCGAAAGGGACAGCGTTCATCGTACCGACAACAAGCATCCACGCCTCTTCCAGTGCCGCCGGATGCATACAAGTCCGTAACATCCAGGCCACGGGACGGTTCAGTAGTCGCCCTAACAACCGGCCACGGACAATGCCGTATGCCACCATGCGGCTCACTGTTCCGGTATGCCTCACCATGAATTCCAGCTTCTGCTCATAGGTATACACCTTCAATTCCTCATAGGTTACGCCCATCTTCAGGTACATACGAGCCATACGGCAGCGACTTTCCAGGTTCGGGACCCGCATCACCCAACGGATATGTCTTCCTCCGGGAAGCCGGAGCGGAAGAGATATGCCGGCATCCGACATTATCTTTTCCGCAAGCGCTTCTATTTCAAATTCCACTTTCATCAGCCCGCAGGACTCGCATCGGGATCCTGTCCTTTTGCGAATAGTTTCATACGCTTGCCGCTGGCATCTTTCAATAGCTCGATGTTAAGGGAAAGTCCCAATACATTCGAGGAATTGATACCATTGGCAAAATCGTTTCCGGTAACTTTCGCGTTAAAGAAACGCAAAGTATGGCCGCTGTCCGCCACTACATCCATCACGCCTGTATCTTCCCATTTTTCAGGAGGCTCCCAGTTACCGTTCTCATCCTTGGTACCACCGATGACGTTCACCAGGTTCTCGGCATCCAGCTCTATCAATGTACAAGAGAAAGCCTTCTTGCCGGGATTGGTGGTCAATGTGATTGCCGGACCATCCTTCAACTGTGCGGCATAGATATCCGTGGTACTTGGCGCAGTTCCGGCAGGCTGAAGGCCTTCCTCGCTGATAAGACCGATTACTTTCTCCTTGAATTTGAGACTGGCCATTCCAAATATTAATCCATCCATAATGTCATTTACAATTTTAAGATTTACAATTTACAATTTGGCTGCGCGATGCTTCAAGTAGCGTTTGAGCAGCGTTAGAATGATAATCAGGAGGGTTACTCTGCCCGCCCATATCTGAAACCATTGAAAGCCCGTAGGCTCTTTTATCACTTCAGGCGGCAGTTCTTCCACCTCTTCCTGAGTTTCATTCCTGATCCGCGTCAGTTCTTCCGACAACAGAATCACCTGTCGCGCCAGGCTGTCACAGGTAGCAATCACTTCGATGCTGTCACCCGGCATCCGGATGACGTTCACCGTGGCCTGCCCGCTACGCTTACTGAAGCCCGTTCCCACAGGTATCTGTTTCAACATCCCCATAGGGAATACAGTCTTCACCATGCTGGGCGGTACCGGTTCTTGCAGGAGAGCGAACCCGCTTCTGCTTTGCAGGCTGTCCGTGTTGATGACGCTCCGTGTCAATTGTCCCTGACTTTTGCAGCTCGCTACGGATAGGGCAATCAGCATAGTGCTTGCAAGTAGAAGCCCTCTGAATGGTGCGGTTAAGTTCGCGTACCGCCTTGTAAAGTTTGATATTTTCATTCTGTAAGTCTATTAATGTTCCCGACAAGTTGTCGTACATTTCTTTATAAGCGTCGTTCCGCTCTTTGGCGGCGATTACCTTGTTATTCTCCCGATGTCTCAGCCATGCCCACAAGGAACCGGCAATGCCACTTGGCACAAGCCATTGGAGAATCTGCATTATCAAGTCCGAGTTCATGGCTAATCACTTTTCACTAATCGTTAATCACTAAAGCAAGTTCCATCCTGCCACCACGTCCGACATCACAGCCGGCGCTCCATTCTCCACCTGCGATATCGCAGCGGCGAAAGCGCACATGGTCGCCCGGTCATTCACATCAGGCACATAGCTGTTGGGCACCTGCATCTCTTTACATACCCGGCTGATATAGCCCGAAGTGTTGTTTTCAACCGGTGGCGCCCATCGGTTGATGAAGTCCGATATCGTACGGCAACCGTTCAGCTTCCGGTAGTTCTGCAACAGCTTGATTAAAGCACGGTAGCCGTAGGCCATCGTGCGGAACTGGCAGAACGACTTGTCCTGTGAGGGCCGGACTTCCCCCTGCCACACGGTACGTGACAGGCGGATGTTTCCGGGATTGTTGTTTCGCAGTCCTCTGCTCATCACTCGCTGATAGCTGAAGTTCCGATACTGATGTAGGCGTTTCCGTCGTACATTAAAGTAGTCACCTTGCTTGCCGCGCAAGCTACATCGCCCATGGTCTGGGCAGCAGCACTGGCATTCCTGATGATAAGCAGTGAGCCTGCCTGCACTTGCGTGTCCAGTGTGAAAGTGGTTGCGGCGGTTGCGGCTGCAATGTCCACAATTTGAGGATTGCAGTCATGCACCAGGGCATTGCCTTCGGGCTTGCGGGTCACCGCTACCGGAAACGGGATTTGTACACAGCGGTCTCCCTCTTCTGAATAGGGAGCTACGAAGTCGAAACTTCTCCGCGATTTCATGTTAATATAACTCATTATCTTGCTATTTTAAGGGTTATGCTTTCTTGGTGGTGAACATGGCACCCAGGTACTTGCCGGTGATAGGCAATGCGATGCCTCGCATATTGAAGCCCAGCACGTCACCACGGTATTCCGGGTCGTTCAAACGGTAGTACATGTCTTCCATACTCTTGGCACGGCAGACAGCTTCACGATACCATACGGTGGAAGCAATGGCATCCGTGTCACGAACCGGTGCGTTCCACTCCACTTTCTTTCCGGTAGCACCGTTAAATTTCGGAACCATGGAAGTTACGTGAATCTTGAAACCGAACATGGAACCTGTGGAAAAGAATGTTTTGAACATCTCTAAATCCTGAAGCTGGAGGTCAGTGGCATGGTACGGGTGCAGCGCCAGGATACGTCCCTCTTTGGGAACCAGCATCATATCCAGTTGGGTGGAGAGTGCCAGTATCTTATCGTAAGTCATGGCTACATATCCGGTACCCTGCTTACTGGCATTGCCATCGTTCAGTTTCAGCACCGGAGTAGTTGCGCTGTCTTGGGTAGGCGCCCAGTTGTAAATGGCCAGTTGAGAAAACTGCATCTGCAAGGACTTCTGGTGACCGGATGCCACACTCTTGCGCTTCTCTGCCGATTCCTCTATTTCTATAGCGTTGATATGTACGGTGTTCTCCGTATCAAAACGCTTCATCGGAATCTTATAAGGCTTATCTCCACGGGCCACTACAGGAATCGGGTATACTTCATTATCGATAAATACACGTGGATCAATTCCCGCTTCCTGCAAGTTCAGATACTCATTGTTCGTCCACATACTGAAATCCCGTGAATCAGAGACAAACGATGTTTCAGGATAGAATTTCTCGATGATCTCCGGAATCCAGATTTCCTTGTTCAAGCCTTCAGCCAAACAGCCGGTGAGGTGCAACGGAATCAGTGAAAGCCCCATCTGGATGCCGAACATCAGATTATGGTCGACGCCGATACTCTGTGCGAACATCCCCGAAGTAGTAAAATTGAACAGCAACGCTGTCAACAGTGAAAAAATGAATTTTGTCTTCATTGTTTTTTTATTTATAAAATGATTACTCCGGGTACTTACCGTAGGCATTATAGAACTTCTCCCGGTAGAGGTCCTTATCCTTTTTCAATTCTTTCAGCATATCCTTTTCAAGGATTTCCTTGAAAGTCATGTCCGATAACTGCACACTGCCCGTTGCCTTGCCACCGCTATGTACTTGCGGACTGACAGGCTGACGGGCGGTAATGGAACTCAAGCGAACCTCCGCTTTGGTAAAGTCCGTACCAAAGTCTTCCAGCCAACTTTCCTTACCCTTGGCATCAATGCGTCCGTCCTTTACGGCAGCATCCACCAGGGAAATAGCTTTCTGTTTGTTGGCCTCTTTCTCTTTTGTTTCATAAGAGGTCACCCGCCCCTGCAATGTCTGTTTTTCCGTTCTCAGGCTTGCATTCTCGGCTTGCAGATTGTCGCGAAGGGTAATCAATCCTTGCACGGCTTCCTGAACAGCTTGATCGGACGCCGAATCCGACAGCTTCAACATCTGTGTCAAATAACTCATGTTGTTTTTGGTTTTATGGTTAATACTAATGCTCTTATCTATCAGTTTAATAAATGCTTTACTGTCTGAAAGGTCTATACGCTTGTTAGTCGCGCGATCATACATTGCCAAAGCATTGTGGTTGGAACCGATGGGGCAAACAGACATCTCACGCATGGTCCACTTTGTTGCCGTAGGGCCGGTCTGTCCCGACAGTTTCAACGCGGGATCATCACTAACCTCTTCGGGTGGCCAGGCTCCAATACTTGCCATGCGCAGAAAACCACGGTCCACTTTCCCGGCTATCATCCGCCCCTTTTCGTCTTCTTCATCGAACACAACATCCACAAGAATTCTCCCGCCTTCCACACGGATATTCTCCCCGCGTCCTATGGGAGCCTCCCAATCGTTGTGATTATATAGTACAACCGGATTCTTCTTGAACTCTTCCAGATTTGCGCCCGACGTCAACATACGAAAACCGTACGTGTTTACCGACTCATCGTGTATGCAGAATGTATAGGGTTTACTCATCGCTTTCAGGTTTTGTTTGGTGCAAAATTGAGAGATAAAAAGAAGGTGTGCAAATCGGTTTGTAATCGTTTCCTACTGTGCCGTAATAGTTTCCGTCAGTTCGTAAACTATTACAGGGCAATTATTTTTAGTGCTGTCCATAGTCTAACTTTGTGCTGTAATAAGAAAGGAGAAGATATGTCGAAGACACTTACAAACCAACAGAAAAAGGACTGGGCCAAGTTGCTTTTTTTGCAGGGAGAACTGCAAAGCAAGCAAATTGCGGAGAAAGTCGGAATTAATCCTGTTACCATGAGTAAATGGAGCAAAGAGGGTAACTGGGAGATGCTGCGGGCTGCCGTCACCACCACCCGTGAGGAGCAGATACGTAACCTCTACATGCAGATAGCGGAGATTAACAAGACTATTGCCGCACGACCTGACAAGTATGCCACATCCGCCGAAGCGGACACCATCAATAAACTTTCCGCTGCCATTGCCAAAATGGAAGGTGACTACGGAATAGCCGATATCATAAGTGTCAGCAAGCAGATTCTTTTCTGGCTTCGCAAACGTGATCCGGAAAAAGCAATCGAGCTGAGTTATTTCTTTGATGAATTCGTAAAGGAAAGGTTGAGGTGACGCCATGGTCAAGAAGAAATTAACCGGGAATACCAAGGTTCTGTCCGATGACTGGGAGGAAACCATACGGCAGATACGTACACAGACCGCAGTGGACTTCACCATGACCGGTGAAGAAAAGGCAAGGAAATTGCGCCAACTGGAGGCAAATCCCGTTGAGTGGATGAAATTCATATTCTACAGGTATGCCAAGTATGAGTTCGCCAAATTCCAGAAGAAAGCCATCGACCGGATCATCGGACATTCTGACGGCAACTGGTATGAAGTGCTGAGCTGGTCGCGTGAATTGGCAAAGAGCACCATCGTTATGTTCATTATTCTCTATCTGGTCATCGTAAAGAAGAATAAGCGGTGCGTCATCATGACTTCCGCCACCAATCAGGGTGCCATAAAATTGCTGAACCAATACCGGGCTCAGTTCGAGGCGAACGAACGCCTGAAATTCTTCTATGGAAATTTGATCGGTGACAAATGGACGGAAGATTACTTCACCCTCAGTACCCGCGTGTCGTTCATGGCCATGGGCTGGGGACAGTCTCCGCGTGGTGTGAAAATGGACGAGGTTCGTCCGGACGTGCTGCTGATGGATGACTACGATACGGACGAAGAATGCCGTAATCCGGACATCGTGAACAACAAATGGAACTGGTTTGAACAGGCCTTGTTCTTTACCCGCTCCATCAGCGAAGCGTTGCTGACCATCTGGACGGGCAACGTAATAGCCAAGGATTGCTGCGTGTCCCGAGCCGGAAATAAAGCCCGTGAACTGGCGGCACGAGAAAAGCCTATCGGCAACTGGGATATCATCAACATCCGTATGGTGGATATCAACCGTCCCGATCCGCAAATGGACTACCAGTTCGGAACTTCCGTCTGGCCGGAAAAGAATACAGAAGAAATCATCGATGAGGTACTGGCACAGGTCAGTCTGGCAAGCGGACAAAAAGAATGTTTCAACAACCCGGTAGTGGAAGGCGCTTATTTCAAAGAAATCAAATGGGGCGAATGCCCGCCCATAAACAAGTTAAAGTACATTGTAAGCTACGGAGACCCCGCACCCAGTAATAAAACCAGCAAGAAGGCAAAAAAGAATTCCTTCAAAGCAAACTTCCTAATGGGCCTATATGAAGGAACGCTTTATGTTTATACCGGCTACCTGAAACATGTCATCAATGATGAATTCGTGAACTGGTATTATTATATGCACGATTATGTACGCGAACGTGCCCAGACTCGAAATTACATTGAGAACAATAAACTTCAGGACCCTTTCTACCAGCAGGTTTTCGTGCCCCTCTTCCTCGCTAAAGGCAAGGAAAACGGCTACTACATTAATATCTCACCTGATGGACGTGACAAGCCCGACAAGTTTGTCCGCATTGAAGGTAATCTGGAACCTCTGAACCGTGCAGGCCGATTGGTACTAAACATCCGCGAAAAGGACAATCCGAATATGCTTCGCCTGGAAGAACAGTTTCACCTGTTCGATGACGGACTACCTGCACCAGCCGACGGTCCGGACGCCATAGAAGGCGGCTACTACATGTGTCAACAGCTAAACGCTCATATCGAGACGGGAAGTTGCTGGATAGGTCGCCGTCCGCGTAACTTGAAACGAATGTAAAACTTAATATTCTATACTATTATGGCTTATTTGGATATAGAGGAAATGACCACACATATCTATGAAGAGGATATGGACACCATCAGCCACGGTGATGATGCCGCCATGATGTCGGCCATCGATGCCGCCATCGAGGAAGTGCAGGGCTATCTCACCAAGTACGACACCGGCAAGATATTCGCCGCCCGGGGCAAGGAACGCAACCCCATTCTGCTACTTTTTGTCAAAGACATTGCCGCCTGGCATTTCTGCAACATCTGCAATGCCGGAGTGGACATCGAGATGCGGGAGAAACGATACGACCGAGCAATCGAGTGGCTAAAAAACAACCAGAACAAGCAAAATCCGAACCTGCCGGCAGCACCTGAGGCAAGTGCGCACTGCAAACTGTGTCAGGGAGAAATTGCCTTCGGCAGTAATCGTAAACGGGATAATCACTTTTAACTTATTATCATGGTACAAAAAAAGAAGAATAAAAAGCAAATCCCGGCTGTCACTGCAAAAAAAGTAGTGACACCGGTTTACAACCAGATACTGATACAGCCTGTACACAGGGGCGTCAACGACATCGGTAGCTGGAAGAGCGCCCTGCGTGCCGCAGACATGGGACTACGCAGCAAACTATATGACCTCTACGAGGATATCCTGTTGGATGGCTTCGTACTCGATGCCATCAGCAAACGCATTGAAGCCATTACGGACTGCGACATCAACTTCACGGTGAACAAGAAGGAAGTGCCGGTTATGAACGACCTGATAGACACCATCGAATTTGAAGAGCAACTGAAGGAAATCATGTGGTGCCTGTTCTGGGGTATATCTGTAGACGAATACTCGTTCATTAACGGCTTCGACTTCAACAGCATTCCCCGCAAACACATCCGCCCAAAAGAGAAACTTATACTGCGACAACAATATGATACCACCGGCATCAGCTATGCGGATGACGGCATGATTATCCAGTGGGGTAAAGACGACGATCTGGGATTGTTGCTGAAGATTGCACCCTACGTCATCTACAAGCGCGGCGGTTTCGGTGACTGGGCGCAGTTCGTCGAACTCTTCGGTATGCCGCAGCGCATAGGCAAATACAACAGTATGGACGAACAAAGCCGCCGCCTGCTGATACAGGCCTTCGAGGAAGCTGGTGCGGCTCCCTACCTGGTGATACCCAAAGAAAGCGAAGTGGAACAAACCACACTGTCAGGAAGCACTAACGGCGCCCTGTACAATGACTTTCGCAATGCCTGCAACGAAGAGATACTTATTACCATCCTGGGACAGACCATGACCACCAAAGACGGTGCATCGCTTTCGCAAAGCAAAGTACACATGGAGGTACAGGAGAAGAAGCACCGTAGCGACCGACGGTTCGTGATCCGCATGCTGAACAAATATCTTGTCCCGTTGCTTGAAAGCAGGGGATATCCTGTGCATGGCGGAAAGTTCTCCTTTGTGGATAAGAAGGACGAAATCACGGTAAGCGATCTGAAGACTCTCTCCACCATGATTCCCATACCACAGACGTACGGTTACGAAAAATACGGTATTCCCGAACCCCAAAATGGGGAACCGGTGTTTCTGAGCACGTCGGGGCAAACAATTGATAAAACGGAAAATGAACCTTCGGCAGCAAAGGACAACGATCCGAAAGCCGGTAAGGAACCGGTAAAGAACAGCGACGACCGCAATCTTTGGGAACGCATCAAGTCTTTTTTCGTAGCAGCCCCGCATCCGGGCGGGGCTGGCACAATCCGCATGAGTGATGCCGATTCTTTGGACGAACGTCTCATCGCGGCGGTATGGAACGGGGAACTGACGGACTTCAGCCCGGAACTCTTCCGGTTCTTTGCCGACGACTTTTTAAAAGCTGTTCAACCGGCATTTAAAAAGGACATAAAGAATTCCGATATCGGAATCACCTACAACGCCCCGGACGACGTATTCCGAACAGCCATGGAACAAAACCTGTTCCATTTCTCAGCGGCAAAAACATTAGCGGAAATACAGGAACTGAATAGATTGTTCAGGGAAAGCAAGAACTTCAATGAGTTTCACCGCCAAGCAAAGGAAATTACCGACGTATTCAACAAGACCTGGCAGAAAACAGAATGGGATACGGCAGTGCTGGCGGCAGAAGCTACATCCAATTATCGCAGGCTGCGCAGCAAAAAAGAAATATTCCCGTTCTGGGAATACAAAACTGTATATGACGGCAAGGTACGTGAAGAACACTTAAAGCTGCATGGAGTCATCCTGCCCGAAAGTGATCCACGTTGGAACAAGATATATCCTCCCAACGGCTGGCGTTGTCGTTGTTGGGTGGTAGGCCGCATGAAGCATCAGGTGAAATTTGATGTGGAGGAAATGCGCCGGCGGGTTGACGATTTCCTGAAAACCAAGGAATGGAAGATGAGCGCCGCACAAGGTTGGGGAGTTAACCGATGCGATTCGGCGCAGGTATTTACAGCTGATCAGATGTATATAAATAAGTTCCCCGGACAGTCATCCGGCAGTATGGGAAAGCAAACCGCACCCAAATGGGGGTTGGAATCTGTCCCTGCCAATATGGAAAAGAAACCGGAGAAGATACCCCGCACGGAGAAAAGCGAGCGGCAAGTATGGGATGAAATGGAACAGGACGGTGTAATCACATTGCCCGATTACCAGGGCAGAAATATCATTGTTGAAAAAAAACAGTTCGACAGCCACACCACAGCAAAAGGGCGTGACAATCGCATCCACTTGTGGGATGCCATGCTGGAAACCCTTCAATCTCCTGATGAGGTCTGGCTGAACGATGAAATAAAGAAGAACGAACTGGATACATACAGCCTGTTGCGTTACTATAATGATGGTGTCATAGTGGTGAACTACCGGATAGAAGATGAGAAACTGCTATTGAAGACCTGGTATGAGATGGTAACCAGACTGCCGAAAGGAAAAAGGGAACAACTGCAAAAGATATGGGACAAACGGCGGCATGGGTTGTTGATAGAAAAACGTCAGAGTGCATCCTCGCGTCCGTCCGAACCATAAAGTGAAGCGATCCCGTCACTTCTCCGCCCGTCCGGATTGGATAGCCGGTGTTGCACTCTTCCTTGGACTGTCCACCGGCAACCCGCCATTTTTTCAGACGTACAGCTACGTCCCTCCGTCCCAGGGTAAACGCTCTTTTGAGTCGCTGGCGGTGAACTCTGCAAAAATACGAATTTTAATTGTAATACAATGGATATCAGCAAGGAATTAAGACTAAAGGTAAATGAAGCCATGAATGCGGTACCGGACCTGGTGGCGGAACTGGCCGTGGATTACTTCAAGGAACGGTTCCGCTATAAAGAGTTCGATGGAAAGGAATGGCCGGGACCCGGACGGGGATATAAACGCTCCAACGGTTCGCTGTTGGTGGATAGCGGACACCTGCTGAACAGTATACGCCCGGCAGAAATATCAACGGACAAAGTGGTTATCTCAGCCGGTAATGATAATGTTCTTTATGCCAAAGTCCATAATGAAGGATTCTCCGGAAGTGTTGTTGTAAAAACTCATGACCGTACCAGCAAAAAGGGCAAACAGTATGTTGTAAAGCAGCATACCCGGAAGGCATTAATACCTCAACGTCAGTTCATGGGCGAAAGCCGGGAGCTGAACATTATATTAAAAAAAGATATCGAACAGCTTTTTAAAACCATTATAGAAGAATGAAAAAAGAAATCATGAAAGCGGTTATGGACCGCATCAGGCAAGAAATCCCGGCATTACGCTGGATAGATGCCGATGAAGGACAACTGGACTTCCAGGACAGCCGCCCGCCCGTAGCGTTCCCTTGTTGTCTGATAGAACTCTATTATCCCGATGCGGAAAACATGGCGGGAAACCACCCCACGGTGCAACGCATAGAAGCTGCCATAGCTCTGAAGGTGGGATTCAATGACTGCGCCTCGTTCAACGTAAATAAACCCGTACAGGTACAAGACACGGCCTTTGAGCGTCTCGACATGCTGGAAAACATCCACAGGATTTTACAAGGCTTCCGCCCTGTAGAAGGCTGCGTAAAGTCTCTGCGACGCAAAAGTTGCCGGCCTCAGAAACGTCCGGACGGATTGAAAGTATACGAAGCGGTGTATGTGGCTGAATTTATAGACAGGATATAGAAAACTACCATTTCCAGCAGGGATATATCCTCTGAAGTTGTCGGGCTGTGGTACGGGTACTGCAAAGGCGTTCAAAGTAATCGGAATACTCCAGCCAGGCATTGTTGATGGTACGTTCGTCTACAAAGAACTCATATTCAGCAAGGATAACAATCACGTCATCCATACGGCGACGCATGATTTCATGCCAATAGTAAAGGCGGGCTACCATCACCTGGTTACGCAACTTGATGCGTTCACCACGGCTGGCAGCCGTACGCTGAAGCGGTGTGGTGGATGCACGTCCACATTCACCGTTAAACGCAAGATGATTGCCAGGAAAAAGCTCCAGCTGATTGTCCATACCCTAAAAACATGAATGATTACCCGATACAAAAATAACGATAATAACATATTAATGCAACTAAAGCCCTGTATTACCACACCGGGCAGACGGTTTACGGCACCTTTGCCCCGTCTTTTTCGCGAAACGACCGAAGAATTTCATTATTCATTCTTTAATTTACAAAATTATGGTAAACTATTCCCTTGCTCACATGAGCACCAAACCGGGCGACGATACCGCTCCGAAACTGTTCTACGCCAAGGCACAGGCCTCAGGCGAAGTAACCATGGACGAAATGGCTGAGGACATCGCCTACTCCACATCCCTCACTGACGGTGATGTGCTGAACGCCATCCGCGCCCTGATCAAACAAGTGAATAAACATCTGGCGGCAGGCAAGATCGTGCGCCTGGAGACTTTCGGCAGTTTCCAGATACAACTGCAGTCGGAAGGTGCCGAGACAGAGAAGAAATTCACGTCCTCCAACATCACCGGAGCCACCATACAGTTCCGCCCGGGAAAGCCCATCAGGGCCGCCACCCGTTCGGGAAGTGGCGGGCTGACGTTCCACCGCGTGGCCAAGAAAGGAGAGGCCCCGCTGCCCGATGACGGCGGTGATGGCGGAAACGGTTCGGAAGGCGGCGACGGAGGACTGGATGAGAATCCGCTGGGATAAGCCCGGAAAACTACCTGTAGGTAGTGCCCCGACTACTTAGTAGTAATGAACAAACCACCCGGTAGTAGTGACTGAATTACTACCGGGTAATTTTTTATATTATAGAGAAGAAAGGAAAACGCACAATGAATGAAGAGAAAAAACATCCCGGAGGCATCTACCTGAGCGATCTGGCACAGCAATACTTTCCAGGAAGCACGCCCCGCAGCGCTGTCAGCCAGCTGCACCGCTGGATAGCGCTGAACACGGAACTGACACTACGCTTGGAAGAACTTTACTACAAGCCCCGGCAAAGGGCGCTGACACCGCTGCAACATGAGGCGGTATTGGAATACCTGGGGGAGCCGGGAGAATGACACCATCTGCCCGACGCTGGGAAAACGATAAAGCCGCTGACGGTGGGGAACCGCAGCGGCTTTAATTTTGCTCTTTCCTAATTAGCCAGGTTTATATTTTCTTACCAAATACCATTTTAAATCGCCCATTCTATCACCAAGCCAGACGAAGGGTTTCAGCGCATAAAAGAGTAGAAGTATAGGCATCGCCAACAGAACACCCGGAATACAATAAGTAATCCATATTATACGCCACTTTAGTTTGCTTTTCTTCATTTCGTTTTTTTATACGTTAATAGACATTCTTTTAATATGCGCAAAACAATCATCCATAGCCTTGTCAAAAACTTCTTGACTTATGATATTTTTCTCAATCCGTTCCACGTATTCACCTGCGTAAGATGCAAGTTGGATGCTTGAATCACTATTACTTACATCTTCTCTGTTGTCAAAATATACATGTATACAATCAAATACCACTTCATCACCGATTTCATCAGTATTTACCCTAACTATCGCTGTGATTTTTTCGTAAGAAGTATGCGCCATGTGAATACACTTTCCAACGAGATATTGATATTTTGCCTTTTTTTTATCGGCTTCCTGTTTCTTTAGCTTCTGTATTTCAGCTTCTAATTTCTGTATTCTGTTCATATTTATATTGTATTGAGGGTTATTCAGTAGCCTTTTTGATAGCATCACATAATACATCATAGGCAGGTTCTTCCGCGCTGACATATTTTAATGCTTCTTGGCACGCTTTTAATAATTCAGGAGCAGCCGCTATTAGCTTGGCTCTCTCTCGTTGTTTTTTCGTTCCATTCTCATGTCCTCCCAATGGAAAAGCTACAATAGCCAAAGGAAACTCAATAGATGTATCTTCTTTTATAAAAATTGCACCATCAGGAAAGTCGGGAGTAGTTGTTTCAACCGTTTTCCATTTTACAAAACCTTCTTTTTTGCTCATATTTTTATAGTTATAAGTTAAACAAAACCGGTTGAGTTGGAAACTGCCAGCTCGCAGAGCCGGAATGCACTTTATGTTCAAAGCCGCCTATCAGACACGGTAACGAACCAGTATTATATTAAGCACTGTGAGTGCACCACTTTATTTTTTTGTGGAGTGGATGCCACTTATATAGTCAGGAAATAGATTAATGATTTCGATTGCATTTTTCAATGCTAATTTTTTCTCATAATTAGCCACAACTACATTGTGGGTTTGCGCTCTCGACTGAGAGTTAGATTGCATTGAAGTGGATTTCTCTACAGCCATAAGATGTGATTTCGTATATTTATCCGTTAGCATCTCGCATTTAGTCAGTTGCTTTTGCAATTCATCTTTAGCGTAACTAACAGCTAACTGTTTAGACCACTCTGAATACATATCAAGTGTAGTTTCTTTATTCTCTTGCTCAGCAGGATCGGAAGGTGGGGTGCATTTTTCATGTCTAAATCTCATTGAAGTGCTCATTTTAGAACTATCTTCAAATATTAGAAAGCTATCTTTCGCATCAACCAACTTCAAAGGAATACCAACCATGAAGTATTCTCCAATCGCTAAGCAAAATTCATTCATATATTGATCTACCGGCATAGGAATAAGAACATCGGAATATTTCTTATACAGTAAATCCCACGCCTCGTTATATCTTAGCTGATAAATAGGCTGCAAATGTGGCTTCTCAGAAACATTCCGATTGTATTCTTCAAGTAGAACATCTTCTAACTGCTTAAATTCTGAATATGCAGGATTCCTGTCGGCTCCATATGGATAAACAAATTCACTCATAATTAAATTGTTATTAATCATTTATGGGATGGTCTTTAACATCTCCAATTATCCATTCAATCGCCGCTTTAATTCCTTGTTCGTAGCTCATACCGGGATAATTGGAAGCACCTGTTTCTTCTGCCTCTGCACATTGGTTGAGCAAATCCCATATTTCACGTTCACTTCTCAATATATTCATTACTTGATTTTGGCTATTCATTTTTAAAGTAAGGTTTCAATTCTCCATCAGGTATCCAGTCGATGGTAACGACCGCTTTCACTTTCCCTGTACCGCCGCACGAGGGACACGGCTTTTTCACACATTCGGTAATAATATCCGGATCAATCACATAGCCATTCCCTTGGCAGTAGCCACAACTGTAACCGGGAAATTCTTCCGGCTTCTCCCGTCCGACTCCGAAGAGGGGTGCCGTGATCAGCACCCCATCCTGTCTCTTGCTCATACTATTCAATATAATAGGTTTGTACTAAACTATGATTTCGGTAGATGTGAACCACCGTCTTTCCCTCATCCGTACGGACTTCAGTGGTAACTGCACTACGAAAGAGAGTACCACGCTCCCGTTCCGCCTGTATCTTCGCGTCAATGAAAGACTTCAAGTTCCTGAAATCCCGCTCACTGCCTTGCAATTCAACATCATCCAGCACGTCAGACACTACCGCCTGTACATTCAGCAACCACTGCGGCTTATCGTTCGGAATAATCGAAGTATACTTTACCTTTGCCATAACCCTACATCGCTGAAAGTGACAACGGCAGATTCACCGCATTACCCTGTTCATCCTTCATCTCCACCTGAATGAACTGACACGTCGGTACCGGACGGTAAGCCGCCTTAATGATATTGATGCCTTCCAGAAAACGTTCATCCTTCGACTTGATGGCGAGCTTTTCCAGTTCCAATACCTTGTTGGCCTTCAGCGCACCTTTACGATCTTTGGCAAGCAGGCTCATTACAGTGTCCACCAGATTGGCAGAGTTCTCATCTTTAGCCATAGTCTTGATATATTCTTTCACCATGTCGATGCCCGCTTCCACAGTATCATCCCAGCCCTCATTCACGCGGTTGCCGAGTGTCAAGCTCATGCGGCTGTCGCTGGTGGTAAAAGTGTCAGTCTGACGTCCGCTCTTCACCTTGAAAAGCTCGTTCTTCAACTTGATGACCGTACCGAACTCATTAAACACTTCCTGCTTGATGCGCATCATCTCGGATGAGAGGCTTTGCAACTTCGTTACGCTGGCCTTGACGGTGGCGTCCACCAATTGTTTGTACGTTTCACGTTCCCGCTCGATACGGTTACGCTCTGCCTTTTCCTCGGCATCCAGCTGTGCCTTTAAGGCGGCACGTTCTTCTACTGATAATGTTGATAAATCCATAATTCTTTCTATTTATTGGTTAATAATTAATCTTCGCTCTTCTTTCCTCATTCCTCTTGCGCTGCAAGTCCTTATTCACGTACCTTTTCGGTGACTCCAGCACAGCCAGTTCCCGGTCAAGACGGTCGTAACGCACCACTTCGGCACGGTAGGTATCCAGCAGACGGTCATATTCGGCAGGTTTCAGTTTGTCAGTACCATCCATCAGGTGTTCCTGAAGGTCACAGATACGGTCGGCACTGGCTTCCAGTTGTCCGGCAAGCCGGCCACGGTAATCCAGCTTGTCGATGGTGTCGAGATGAAGGCGGCTGCGGTCTGTGTAGTCTTTCATGACTGCGCCTCCTCTCTCAGCCTCTTCATTTTTTTGTCCAGCTCTTTCTTACTGTAGTACACATATTTCCCTTTTTGCCAGGCATGCACGAGTCCTTTAGCCGCCCACTTTTTGATGGTGTTCTTGCCGCAGTTCAGGTATTGGCAAGCCTCGTTCTGCTTAAGCATGCCGGTCATGTCCATACCTTCGGGCATCTCTGTAGGCTTCAGCGTGGCAGGCTTTCTGCTGAGACCTATCCATTGCTCCAGGCGTTCGATGCGGAGCAACAGGTCATTATACTCTTTCCGTGAAAGGGTCACGCTGCCGGCATCCGTCCCTGCCTGTTCGTCCACCTGGTATTTGCCCGCATCCGGTATCAAATCCTCCAGTTCCATTCCGCCTGCGACATAGCGTGCGGCATCACGCAGGGCATAGAAAAACTGCTCGTCTTTCTTTTCCTCGCCTACCGACATCACAAACTCCTTAAAGAGTTGCGTTTCCGTACGTTTCTGTTCCAGTACTTCCGCCTGAGCCACACTGATCCGGTCGCCCTTCTTGCGGAGAATGGCTGCCGCACGATTGATTTCTTGTTGCTTTCTCATATTATTTATCCGAATTTGTTTCAGTTTTCTCTTCTTTGCGGGCTATCGCTTCAAGCTGCTTCTTCACCTCCTGAAGTTCGCCCACATTCATTTGCTGTATATTCTTGTGAAACCGGCTATACTTGCGGGCCCATACGTTAACCTTTGCCTTATTCATCTCTCTGTCTTCCTCTGTGTCCGAAGGATAATCCTTATTCAAGAATGATATCTTTGAAGCCAGAAAGTAAATGGAACGGCACAGCATCCGCGCTTCCTCCAACAGCAGCTTGCGCATCTTTTCATCTTCCTGATTAAGGCGGGAAAGCAATGTGCAGGCCTCATTCATGGTGAGATACTTGCTGCTGGCAGTTCGTCCGGAAGTGAAAGCGGCAATACACTCATGACGCGCGTCATCATCCATTCCGATTCTGTGAAAGGTGCTGTGCAACGCTTTCAACTGATCGGGAGTAATGGGTTTGTTATTCATTGTTCTCATAATACTGCTTTTATTTCTTTTTTCCCCAATGTATTTCAGCCTCTTCAGGCCAAATGTCATAATATCCAACCGGTCCGATAAAACGTCCTTTCGAGAAAGCCCGGTAGCCTTCTATGTATATCTTCAGCTTGGCATCGAACATCATTTTTTTTGCTACCTGTCCGGAAGGCAGTGTACCGTCGGCATGACTGATGAATATCAGCAGCTTATTGCGATGTGCATCCTTGAATTCCCGGTACTCCTTGTAATTCATCATTGTATATTGAAAGCTGTCGATCACCACGATATCCGGGCTTTTCTGACGTTTCAGGCGAATACTCAACTGTTCCATATTCTCGTTGTCTATCAACAGGAAGCGGCGGTTCACATCCATCATTCCACACTGCTGTATCATCCGTTTCATGTTAAGGCAGGCGCCTTCCTCCAGACTGTCATACGCCACGCGCCCGAACTGGCACAAGTATTTGCAGAGCTTCATGGCGAAAGTACTCTTCCCGTTGCCGGAGTTTCCCCATATCAGCCAAACGCCCTTTCGTTCGGGGGTATCGAAGGCGTCGCGCCATTCCCCCTCGAAGGGGAAAGTCTCATATTTCATGGAGAGTATTTCGCGTACCCCCTTGGCGTTGCGGTCGAATGTCCGTTTCTCTGCCATCACTCCACCTCCTTCCGGTTACGGCGTTCAACGGCACGTTTGCGGGCATGTACCATACGTTTCACGCGCCGAAGGTCGTTCTCACAGCCCCGGGCATCGGCAATAACCTTGTTGATTTCCACTTCATCCGTCAGACCGTTCGCCTGGCAGATGGCATAAATGTCATTCTGATTCGTAGCTTCCACATTGAAGAATTTGCGACCTATACGGCTGTTAACTTCTTTGTATCCCTTCTTATTGTAGCGTATGCCACTTTCCAGGCGGCGCTTGATGTAGTCGGTACTCAGGAAGATGATACCTGCACGATTCTCCAGGCGGTTATAGATGCTGATGAAGTAGATAAAAACGGAATCGGTCAACTTGTCCCCTTCATCGAAAATAATCAGCGGATTATTCAAGTAGGAAATCATATTGATGGCATATTCCAGCGTATCACGCAGGTTGGTATTGTCTGTCGGTGCTCCCACCTGCTTGGCAATCTCACGCACAAAATCGCTCTTGCGCATATCCTCCGAACAGAGGATATAGAAAACGTTGCGGTGCGTGCGGCGGTATTCGATGGCAGCAGTGGTTTTGCCGCATCCAGCATCGCCCACTATCCAAGTGGTATTGCGATACATCTGCGCATCGTTCATCATATAGGTGATTTCGCCAAAACTATGGCTTTCGTGAAGCATCCACCGCTCAAAACTGTAGCCTATCTGGGCAGCTATACGGCAGAACATGTCATCGCTGATACTGGTATATTTAGAGTTAAGTATCTGCGAAACGGTGGCGGCACTTACGTTATTCAGACTTTCGGCCGCACGGTTACGCGTAGGATAATTGTCGCAATAGGCGCCCAACGCATCGCGGATGGCATCCTTTTGTACCTGGGTTAAATCTTTCATTGTTCTTTAAAAGGTATTTAATTGATTATTGAATGCTGTTTAAAATTTCTCCAAAGCCAGTTCCTCAAGGGTCAGTTCAGAGAGAGTTTTGGTATATTCACCCACGGAAGAAAAGCCCATGTCGAGCGGTTCAGCTTCCGGCCCACAGCCGTCAGGGAAGGGTATCGGGACTTTTACCTTGCCTTTCTCATACGCTGTCTGGTAATCTTCCATCTCTGTCTTGGATAATCCCACCGGGCGGGGAATTGCCAGCGGTGTATAAGCTTCACCCATACGCTCTTCCTGTACGAGGTCTTCAGCGGCAATCTGCATAAGAGCGCGGACGCGACGGTTTTCGGCCAATTGGCCATACATCTTGTGATTCTCTTCTTCGGTCCGTTCCTGCGTGGCGCGGTGTATCTTTACCTTCGGTGTGGCGATGGCCGCATACTTCAGTCCAGTGGACGTAACCGCCCATAGTTCGATATGAGTCATGTCCCGTGGATCGAAGCGGTAATAGAAACTGTTACCGATGTTCTGCAAATGAAAGGTCATGTCTACCGTGCCTTCGGCATTGTACACCATATAGCGGTATTCCTGCTTGTCGATGTCGAAAGAATATCCTTCGTTAGAATACTTCACGGATGTTTTGGAGAACAGCATGAAAAGGTCTGCCAGTTCGTATTCATCCACATTGCAGGCCTTCGGGTTCTCTATCATCCGCTGCATTTCGATGCGGGTAAGCCCCAGGGATTCGTTGGTATGGTTGCTGTTATTCCATTCGTCACGGCATTGGCGGTATATTTCTTTCACCTCTTCCAGTGTAGGAAGCTTGTCAATGTTGGCGGTAATCAGGTCCACATTGACATGGCTGTTCTCCTTGACTGCCGTAACATTCTGTCCCGTGAAGTGCCATATCTTGTGCAACACCTGTTGCTGGAAACGTCCGAAAGCGCTCTCTATGGTTTTGGACTGGCCGTTGTGGGGCATGGTATATTTGTGCAGGTGACAAATTTTCTTAAAGAAGCCTTGGGCGGCCAGTTTCTTATGCCCGCCCTGATTGTCGGTCACTATCTCGTAAGGTTTAACCTGCCAGGTCTCCAATGCCATGCGGTAAGCGTTGTACTGACTTTGGAAGTTTTCTTCCTTACAGATATCATAGCCAAGGAACACTTCAGTGGCGGCGTCCATCACTTCATATACATTGACGGTGCGCGCCACCTGTTTGCCGTCCGCATTATAACCCTTATAATAAAGGTTCAGTTTCGTACCGTCCGAATACCACAGGGAATTAGGCATCTCAGGCATGATGGTATCAAACTGGGGAAGATATTTGTTCTTGAATTTCACCTCACCGAACTGGGAGGCATACCACCAGACCATCACTTTCGGGTCGTACAGGAAGTTCCGGACTGTTGCGGCCGACTTGATACGTTTCAGACCGCGTACATCCGCTTGCCTGTTGAACTCACCGAATATCTGCATGTCCGTGTATACAGGAAACTTGCTACGTTTCAACATGATCAGCAGTCGGGCCTCTTTCGGACCGATGCGACGTGCTGCCTGATTACCGCTGTTCTTATTGATGAGGGCCACATAGCCGTCACGCTTGTAGGCATTAAATTTTTCACGCAAGCGCGAAGAGTTGGCAGGCAGGGTGTGTTCATACAAGTTCCGCATCTTCTCACAAGAGCCTGCGACAATCTCCCAGATGACTCCTTTACGCAAATGCCCGTTCTTCTTCTGGGCGGCTACCGTTTCTTTCTCCACACATACCATCTCGTTCATCACCTGGGCGTTCAGGATGTATTCAGCCTGACGTTCCGAAGTCAACCGGGGTTCGTACGTCTTATAGAAATCAATTGCTTTACTGTCTGATCGTATCATACTGCTCATCATTTTTTCTTTCATCTCCTTTTCTGCGTCCGGATGTTTATCCAAATATTCCTGCTGGATGGCATAAGGCAGGGAATCATAGCCTATCAAAGCCACCCGACCGTTCCCACCACGCTGGACTATCTGCAATACACCCTCACGGACTTTCTTATCATAGGATGGTTTGCTAAGTATTCCGCTACCAACCAGCTCAGAATAAGTGACGCACCGTATTTTACCATACATTTCCATAATCAGAAACTTTACTTATTCAACTTGTGCAGGCCCCGACATTGAACCGGAGCGGAAGCCGCCTTGCTACAGACCCTCCTCCTGCCTTGCATCTGGCATCAACAGGGATAATGCCACAATCACCGACAGCGCCACGATCACCATCCCGCTAATACTATCCTTGTCCGTTGCAGCTTCATTGCAACCCAGCCAAAGCCCGTAGACCATGCCCACGACAATGGCAGCTTTCTGTAATCTTCTGAATGTCTTCATCTTATTCAAGTTTTTAAGAGTTCTTTAAAATCAGTTCGTCAAGGTCGCAGAATGAATTGAACTTGTAAGGCAGCACAATCGGCTCCTGATCATCCTCATCATAGTCAATATCTATGCACACCTTGTCATTCTCGGCACTCAGCAAAGCGTTGTGCTTCGACATCAGCTCCCGCAAATCCAGCAGGAAAGCCGCTTCATTTTCTGTCAATTTCCTATCCATATCACTTTAATTTTTAATCCTTTAATTCTTAATTAAAAAATCTACCCCTATTCATCCCGAACCGGGATAGTTTTGCTACATTTGTAGCTGATAATAAACATTGTATAGTCATGAATAATAATGTCAAAGATGCCCTTCGCAACTATAAGAGGTACAAAATCAGAGTCCACATATTAGAAGTTATTGCTATGTTTCCCAATAAAGAAGATTCATATTATAGAAACTTGGCTGGTATGTCTATTGATAAAACCCTGATGTGGAAAGCCACAATTGTAGACGTTGATCTTGAATTTCAGTATCTCATTACTATTGGCTATATCAAATATACTGGTAAAGACTTCTGTATGGCTCTTACAGAAATAGGCATACAAGCCCTAAGAGATTGCACCATACAAAACTTAGCATTAGCAGCATACAATAATTACTTAGACCTTAAACTTAAACGTTTAACTGTTATTATTTCAATGATAGCCATAGTGATAAGCTCGATATCACTAACGATAGGATGCTTAAAATCATCGGAAACTCTTCAGATTCCACCATGTAAAGTATCCGATAGACAAACATCTGTAATCGAGAAGGATACCTCCTGTGTTTCGCCTTGTAAACCTCCTCAAACAAAGTCTTATTGGAATTCATATCCATACCATTTATAAAGTTTCTACCTTTTCCTTTTCCCACTCAATGCTCAACTGCTCATACACCGCCCGTCGCGGCTCGTACTTCACCCCCGCACGCTTGTTCTCCATCGCCTTCTCCGTCAGCGCACGAGCCACACGCTCGCTAACGCTCGTACCCATGAATACTTTGCGAACGTGGCTGTAGGTCACGTCCAGCGTCTTCGCCACGGCAAGCACTTCCAAAGAAGAAAGGTGAGGTTCCACGCACCCTTTCCAGGTATCGAAGAAGGGGCGGAACTTGGGAAGAGGAAGCTTCCGGCTTTCGTTTCCCGAAAATTGGAGACCGGAGGCGGAGTAGATGCCGGTGCGGCGGATGGAGGGGAGGACCTCGCTGGTCACCCACTTGCGAAAGGCTTTGGCTTCGGGCTTGCGGCTGATGAATATCAGATGGTATAAACCGGACTCATTAACGGCTCTAACTTCCTGATTATTACCGACAGCATTACTAATAGTAACCCCGTGTTTTTCATCAAAATCAAGTGCCGCCATAGCTTTGGTAATATTATTCAATCCAAGAATGCTACAAATGTCTTGTGCAACAAACCAAGATTCGTTATCAATGACTTTTGTACGCAGATTTACCCCCGTTTCAGGGTTATAGAAAACTTGCAAGCCCGTAGCCTGTTGATTGATTGTTGGATTCATATACCTATATATTAAAGTGTTATTGTATCGTTCTTTATCACCGCCTTTACATTACCTTTGGCATCTAATACTTTCACTGCCCGCTTCACTTCATCCGTTACATCAATAATCTGTAGCAACGTACCACCATTGATTAGGGCTGCCTCTCTTATTTTACAAGCCTGTACACTGTTACGTTTGAACAATAGTGCTTGGCTCACGTTCTGCACACTTACCTTGAATGTCTTGGCAAGCATCGCCTTACCTTTTGCATTCAGTTCGATTTTCTGTCTGGTTTTCCTTTCCATATATCTGTTCTGATTAAAATTATTCCTATCTTTGGAGCTGTTTCATTAAAACATGATGCAAATATAAACAAGTTTATAATACCGGCAAAGTTAAATATAAACTTTTTGCCACTTATATCTAAAAAAGTTTAGTATGACTATACATGATCGCTTAAAATTGGTAATAAAATGGCTTATAGGTACAGGGGTTGCTACTAATCAAGAAGCAATAGGAAGGCTAATGGGGTATACTAATAAGTCTTCATTCTCTCAAATTCTCAATGACAAAGTACCAATACCGGGTGATTTTATAAGTCGACTGTGTATGCTAAATAAAAATATAAACTTAGTTTGGATTGAGAAAGAAGTTGGGGATATGATACTTGATAACTCTGCTTCAAAAACATCTTTGAATATGCAGCATACGGATTTAGGAGAGAGTGACTCCATATATTATAAAATGTATAAGGAAAAAGATGCTGAAGTCGGTGCTCTCAAAGAAGAAATCGGAGCACTTAAACTCCGCATCCGTCAACTTGAATCCCAGGATAAGGAGCCTGAACGCCATCCTGCCATGGATGAAGTCACCGAAACTTTTATCTCCAAACCATCTGGCGACTATGGCGAAGGTTACTCACCCACGAAACCGCACACCACCTCAAAGAGGTCATCGGCTGGGAAAATATAATTGTATTACTAATCAAACTACTCAGCAATACATAGCATACAAACGATAATTAATAACTATTTAAATTTCAATATTATGGAAACAGCATTAAACTTTGTATCAATCATCATTATTGTATTTGGTATTCTTCAGATTATCTTATTCTTTAAATTGTGGGGAATGACAAATGATATTAGAGAAATGAAGAATAAATACATGGATGACCAATATAAAAGAACTATTGAAGGGAGCGTAGAAGTCAGGGATAAACGCCCTATCCAACCTCTTGAAAAGGATATTAAAAAGGAAATCAGTCCAAAAAGCGAATTACTTATTAAAAAAGATACCACTCCCACTACTGATGTACGTCCTGATGTCAAAGAAATAGACTTAGAAAGTGAAGACTTTAAAAAACTACTTAATAGATGGGCAGTTCTCAAAAAAAGAGGATTTACCCAACAAGCTATTAACGAATATGTTGAGAAAACCTCCTTATCCATTGAAGATGCTGAGAAATTCATAGAAGAACTATAGCAATGAAAGGATATATAGAACTTACCGACAGTCTTGGACAACGGTGTACCCTCAGGGTCAATTCAATATCGCAAGTATGCGAAAGGAAACACTATCGTAACTACGAGCTCGACGATCACCCGGAACTAAGAGAAAAAGATGAGAATGGAAAAATCCAATTAACTTATAGAACCACCTATATACAAGGTGAATGCCCCTGCCATGACCTATACGTCAAGGAATCCTACGAAGATGTCATCAAGATGATGGAAGAGGCATTGGAACAGTAA